CCCCGGTTCCCCCGCTCGCCCCCTCCCGCCCTTCGGGGAGGCAAAGACCTTACCATTTTCAATAACAACATTCATTTATTGAAAATTAACTTTTTTAATCCAGGCTCCCGGTGGATAATGCTAACGCCCGCCCGATACTACTTTTGGTTGTTTAGCCGACTGCACCTTAAACCCTTCAATATAATACACATCCGTATTACTCACCATTAAAAGACCCAATAAAACAAATAAAAGAATAAATGGAAAAAGAACAAGAAACCATGAAATGCCGCTATGACCATCTTTGCACATTAAATTCAAAACCCACGTCCAAAAGAAGATGTAAATTACTTTCACTATGAAAACAAGTGTTGTGCTAGGGACACTACATGAAAAAGACCCTAAAGTATAACTATTATTGTTTCCAAAATTTTGAAAGACTGAAATTACTAGACCTAACATCGAAATAACAAAATATATAAACGCTGGTTTACATAATTCTTTAATAGTTTTTGGAAATGCCATTATGAAATATAGTTAGAAAAAAACTTATAAACGATAGTAATCAAAATTATTGAGTGACGGCGTTCCAGACAATTGTCCAGTGTAAGGCATAGGATTAGATGGCGCTTGATAACCAGCTAATGCATTATATGTACTACCTAAGCCAAACATGGCTTGGCGTCCTAAATTTACCAAATCTTGTGCTATTAAACCTCCTCCCCGTCTCTTTCTAGATTTACCACCGGAAAGCGCTCGTCCATTTATCACTCCCTCTGTTTGAGGATCAACTTTATAATCATTATGTAACAAATAATTTCTATCTCCTGAAATTCCATCTACGCCAGGCCATTGCGAAACTCTGCTGCCCCATGCACTTCCAGTAAGGCCGTCGGGCCACATGCCATTACTACCGCCTCGTCGCTTCCTTCTGCGTGAACCACCATAATTATTTACTGGTCCATAAACTACGGCTTGATTTATTTCGCCCCCACCACGTAAATCTTGTGGTTGGCTAACACCGGGAGGAAATTCATTATTCATCGGAGGAATTTGTCCATAAGGTAAATTAGGATTTAATGCGCGACCACCATTTTGTCCTGTATACGCTAAATAGTCGTTTGCAAACGCAGTTTGCTGAGTCAAATTTGATGCAGGATATGCGAGCATTTTTTTACTTCTCCTCCTTCGTCCGCCAAGCAAAGAGCATGCGCACCCACCCTTCATAGTTCCCCAACAACTTTTATTTCTTTTACCGCCTTTTTTACATTTGGCTAAACTACATCCCTTCATATTATAAACTTTTTGAGTAGTTGACTTTTTATAATTTTTCATAGCAATATATATAACATAGTAAAAAAATAATACGCATAGCTTAATAAATTTACTTGGCTTGTGTAGCCCTAAATTTATTTTATTCAATATCCACATGAGTTAGCATGTGTCTCCTACAACACATTCTCATTAATCCTAAGTCATCTAGAACTTCGCCTTCAGCCGTCTTTTCGTTAAATTCCTTTGTCAAATAAACTACTTTGTTATTATTATCTATTCCCTTTGCAAGTTTGCGCTTCCTTACTTCTTCCAAATAGAAACGATATTTATTTGCAAGAACGTGGCCGCACGTAAAACATTTCACTGGTATGATCATTCTTATATATTCTCTGACATTTTTATTATCTTTCAACTTTAAATCAATTTTTTTCCAAAGGTCTAATCGAAAAGATTTTTTGGGTAAATTAGAGGCATTTTCCAATCCAAAATCAAGCGCCCAAACCAAAGAGGCGTCGGGTAACTTGGTGGTTGGTCTTGCCAACCAAGCTCATTATTTTTATATCGCAAAACAGAGGATTTGTGCGCTAGAATTTCACGAAATTCATCAACAGATAACATGCGGTACTTAATAAAAGCAGTTTTATTGGCTTCTGTGATGCGACGTCTTGCCTTTGTTATTAGAGCAGCTTCTTTTTGAGATAGTGCTGCGTTATCCATTAAATCATTGTCCAAAAAGTCATCGCCAATGACATCATTATTGTTTTGCTCGCTCATTGTGTCAAGTTTACATTTGATAAACATTTATTTTTCAATTCAATTCTTTTATATGTTATTTCTTTGTTGGTTTAAACACTTGAAGATTTAAAATAACTGATTTAAAATAATTTTTGCATTATAAGATAAATGCAAGAATTTATAAGCTTACACAACCATATTTTGCAAAATCCAAAACTAAAAGAACAAATAGGCAAAACTCTTTATAACGTAGGAATAAATTTAGTCACAAGTCAAAACGATGATATAACGTTGAAAGAAATTGTTTTAATGAAACTTATTTTTATTTTTCCAGAAGACTCCAATTTATATTTTATGTTAGGCGAACTTTTTAAAAATGTAAATTTTGAAAAAGCACTAATATGGTATAAAATATGTTATCAAATAGATAATACGCATAAAAATAATATAATTCAACTAATAAAAACTTTATTTGAAAATGGTTTAACAAACCAAGTATTTGAAATTGTTAAATTTGATTCTAGTGAAAAAAATATTTTTAACAAGTTATTAGATGACGATGTTTTTTTAGGACTTTATGCCAGGTGTAACTTTCAGCAACTTTATTACAAAAATGGCGTTCAATACCTTTTAAAACTTATAAAACAAAATTCGTCAAAGACTTGTAACACACAAGAAGAAAAGCGTGTAAAATGGACTAATTATCATGATCTTGGTTATATTTATTGTGCAATGGGTGATATAGAAAATTCACTACAATATACAAATAAAGCAATCGATTTTGCAAATAAATTTAATTTAAATACGCAAGACAAATTGTTATCTTTTAGTAATTCGCTTTGTTATTCTGAGTATTATTATGCCAATAATGAAACACTATTTAAACAATATTTAAAAATTAACGACTATTTACCAAATAAGCCTAGTTTCAATTTTGAACTTAGAAAGCAAAATATAAAATCATCGAGCCTTGAAAATATAAATAGAAAAATAAAAATAGGTTATTTATCAAGTGACTTTACATATCATGCTGTTGCAAATTTTTTAGTCCCAATTTTAAAAAATCATGATAAAAATAAATTTGACATCATTTTATACGCAAATCTAAAAGAATTTAACTCTCCAATTTTTACGTCTCTCAATTTGCGATATTATATAATAAACCATTTGAATGATCTTGAGGCGGCGAATCTTATAAATAAACATGAAATTGATATTTTATTTGACTTGAACGGACATACCGTTAATAACAGACTTGGCGTATTTACTTATAATCCCGCGCCACTTCAAGTAACGTATCTTGGTTTCCCAAACACAACTGGTTTAAAATCAATCAAGTATCGAATTGTAGATTCAACGACAGACCCAGTTTCATCAAGTCAAAAATATTCTGAAACGTTAATTCGTCTACCAAAATGTTTTTTATTATATAAATCAATAAACCAAGAAACTCCAATTATTCCTAAAAAAACAAATAACCAAGTAATTTTAGCTGCAATCAACAAAGAAAATAAAAATTCAAAAAATGCATTAGAGACATGGAAAATTATTTTAAAAGAATGTCCAAAGACAAAATTATTAATTAAATTAGAAACTTTTGATAACAATGAGGAAAGAATGCAGTATTATTCTGAAAAATTGGGTGTAGATGAAAAACGTTTAATCATTGTAAATAAGCTAGATAATAACGAATACAATAATTTGTTCTCAAAAATAGACGTGCTTTTAGACACATTTCCATATTCTGGTACAACTACAACATGTAATGCATTATTTAACTCCATACCCGTAGTTTCACTTTACAATGAAAATAGTCATGCACATAATGTATCTTGTTCTCTTTTAGTTAACTCTGGTTTGTCGGAGTTAGTTGCGAATTCGCAAGAAGAATATGTAAACATTGTAAAAACGCTTGTAAGTAATACTTCAAAAATTGATGAATACAAAAAAAATATAAAAGAAAAATTTAAGAATCTTATGGAACCAAAACAATTTATGGAAACATACGAAGAAGTGCTAGTTAACTTATATAAAACCATATCATAAGTAAAAAATACAGCGAGAAAATTAATTTAATGATTAATTCAAATTCTATAAAAAAAAATTGAATTTGAATTAACTGCCCAAACATTCAAATAAAAAATGACGCACGAACTTAGGAAAAAGCTACCAAGTGAAATTGTTGATATTATAAAATTGTATACTGGCGAAGGATGTTGGAGAAGTGGAAAGTATATCAATATACACAAAATACCAAAGAACGACCCTAGGTACACAATGCTAAGAAAGCGCCCAAGAATTAAACAACTTATATATGATAGCACAGAAAAATGGTCCAATGGAGTGACGTGGTTCAAGCTAGATACTGGAAAATTTGTTGTGATAAATGTTGGACAAATGAAAGTTTGGAATGGAAATCAATTTGAACGAGGATATTTTTGGGAAATGCACTACAATCAAACTAAGAATACCCAACGTTTGCTCTAGTTTATCCCTGTTTTATTTCATTTATAATTTGAATCTTTACACCCTTTGTCGTTTTAACTTTTTTATGTTGAGACTTTTTTTTATGAATTTCTTTATGACATACTTCGCAAAGGGTTAATAGATTTGCCGGGTGGTTTTTATGAAAAGGCGCAGGCCCCGAAATAATACCATTTTCATTCGCCTCGCTTTGATGTTGCAAATGATGCACTTCCGTTCCCATTCGTGTTCCACATTTTTCGCAATTAGCCATCAACTTTTGTGAATTAAAATGCGACGTATTGAATGAAAGGATGCTTGCGCCGTTTTCAGGATGGTATTTTGAACGTATTTCTAACGCCATTGCCAAAAATTCTTCCGGTAGAGAGAGTGATTTACATACCTCTAGCCCATACATATTTTTCCCTGGTCCATCTTTTAGCTTGCGGTCATAAACGAGAACATCATTCTCTCTATCATAAACAACAGCCATGTGTTTTAATAGGACATTTTTCATAGATGCAATCTCAGAATAGTCGACAATTTCATGTAAATGTGTTGCAAATATAAACGAACTTTGCAATTGCTCCAACATTTTAATTCCAGCTACAAAGATACTTTTGGCTGAAATACTTTCAGTTCCTGAACATAATTCGTCGCCTAAAACAAGACTATTTTTATCCGCAAGCCGAAGAATAGTCCGAAGCTCTGACATTTCAACAGCAAAAGTAGAGAGACCTTCAAAAATATTATCATTTCCTAAAATTCTGGTAAATATATATCTGAAGGGCTTAAAGAAAAAGCGGCTACATGGCACGTAAAGTCCGGCTTGCGCCATAATCACTGCCGTTCCCAACGCACGTATAAAACTAGTTTTTCCAACAGCATTTGTTCCATATAAAAGAATGCCATCTGAGTCGTTTCTACCAAGGACTATATCATTTGCTACATACAATTCATTTTTCTGTAAATTTTCAATTAAGCAATGACGTAAGTCTTTCGCATCTACAAAAGATTTTTCATTTTCAACTATTTCAGGTTTGCAAAAATTATATTTCAGCGCTATATTTTTTTTTGCGTATATAACATCGAGACGCGTGACAAAATGATTTATGTTATCTATTTTAATTTTATAGTCATCCATCTTTTCAATAAAATTTGAATAAACTCGAAAAATGATGTCTTTCAAATCAACCTTCAAAGTGGATACATTTTTACACAATGTATTTATGAAAGGCGTTACAATGCAATTATTACTATTGCTTTGCGCACGAAATTCGACAAGGTCGAGAGAAATTGGAATTTGAAAAGTTTTTTCTTTAAAGTCATAAGAAGAAACATATTTTAATGTAACCATAGTTTCATTTTTTGAAAGATTAGACTTTAGAAGTGTACATCTTCTTTTGGTGCTAACTAAACTAAAATGGTTCTTTTCGGTTTCATTTATTTTTACGAAATCCGTAGTTTTTGTCTTTTTTTCAAAACTACTTATTAGTCCATTCAGATAAATGCGTATTGCTTCCAACTTATCACAAGATTCCATCAGTATTTCGCATTTGGAGTCTAAGTCGCTATCCACGCCTTTTTTTATAAAATTAATCTCAAAGTTCTGCAAACAATCAATGTCTTTTGCCAAATCCAAATCTATTGCATTATTTATGAAATTGTAAATGGTTTTACAATCATCTGCAACTTTTTCAGACTTATTTTCAGACTTATTTTCAGACTTATAGTCAGATTCAAACAAAAGATAATTAATAAGTGTGTCATCGCAAGCAACTGCATTATATATTTCTTCAATAGCTAATAAATTTTTATATATTTGATAGACTAGCTTTGGCGAAATTTTTTTCATATAAATTTGTCTCGTCCATTTTGATATATCTTTCAAATCAGTCAGTTTGTTTTTAAGGAAATCATATTTGCCTTTTTGTACCAACATATATTCTGTAATATCGTATTCTTGATTCAAAAAAGTTTCATTCATAGTGGGGTTCAAAAATTGTTGAGCAAATTGTCTCTTTCCCATTGATGTAATGCACAAGTTCAACATTTTCAATACTGAAGAATATTTGCCATTGTAGTTATTATCATCAATTATGTTGAGCTGTTTGAGAGAATGGTTTGCTAAGACTAGACGATCAGAATAATTTTCAAAAAAAGGCTCGCTTATTTTATGAACTAAATGTGGGTTATGTTGATAAATAAAATCTAAAAGATAGCAAAATGATTGACTTGCAATATGATTTTCATAAAAATTTTGCATAAATACAGAATAATCTATATTTTTATAGAATCGTTCAAGAATTTCTTTTTGATAAACTTGCTTTTCGCAACGTAGCGCATTCTTTACTTTATTATTTTCGGCATCAGAAACCAAAGGTATTGTATGGACTATTTTAGCTTGAATATTAACGTATTTAATTACCTTGCCAATTTCATCACGAGGCAGATTAGAAATAAAAATTACTTCTGATGGGTTATAAATAGAAATAAATCTTTCAAGTTCATCATATGTAGTAGGATTATTAATATAAGTTTCTTTGAATTGAAACATAGAAGTTTTTCCGGTATAAATATCTATATTTGAAACTCCGACCACTACGTGTTTACCTTTAATAATACCCGACTTATTCTCAACAAAATCAACCCAAACGCAACAGGTGTTATTTGTTATTTTATCTGATTCCAAAGAGAAATAGGTTCCTGGAGAGAAAATTCCAACAAGACTACGTGTGGTATTTTTTGCTTGTTCGTCTTGAGTGTAAACAACCGCAGTAAAACCAGCCGCCTGAATTTTTTTTAAATGCTTATCAATTGCGACATCTTTGAATCCGGCCATATAAACTTGTTCTTTTCCGAGAGAAACATTTTTTTCGGTAATATTAAAATCGCAAATCTTGGAAAATTCTAGTATTCTACTTCCGTTATATTCATCCGTATCTCTAATGCGCTTACCATATACTTCAAAAAATGATCCGACTTGCATAAGCAAAATTGTATTTTCGCCATATTCATCCATATATTTTTTTGTCAAGTCAAAATATTCTTTTACTAATGCCATATCTTACACCTATTATTGTAAGATATGATTTACTTTTTAAATATATTTATAAAACATCATAGTTAGCATAGTTATCTTTTGTACTGGGCAAGTGTTTTGAGTCTAGAACCACAAATTGGTCATCCGGGAGGCCAATCATAAAACTCATTATATTTTTTTTTAAATAGCCAAATGTTTCTTTTTCTATTAAATTCAACTTATAGTATAAAAATTTTAATACAATTAACATCCAAGAAGCGTAAAAAGGAAGAATTGTTTTTTTAAGATGTTCTTCTAAAATTAAATGTTTAAATTTTTGATTATAAATTGAAAACTCGGCAGAAAAAGACCCGTCTGGACTTCTATACATAACTTTATGCCCTATTGCTAAAGTTTTATCTTTATCGTTCAAGCGCCAAACAAATCTTTTGAACTCTGCTTTACTTAAATGTAAGTAATGCTGCATTTTTACAATTGTACTTTTGTCATTATCCGTAAATACATCTACATCAATGTCACTATTACCAGGAAAATAATCATTACGTTGCACACTACCAAAAAATAATAGTTTTGTATCAAGAACATCGCTTAAGTTATTGAAAAAATTTGTAACTTTTTCAGGTAATCTATTTTTAGTAGTTTCCATACTAATTTAACGCTACACTAAATTTTTATTACAAATCTTTATTACAAAATCTTTATTCAGCATCCTTTTCTTTCAAAAAATTATGTAATAACGTATCCTTATTGTTGTTTGTTATTTCGCCGGCCAACATAGCAGATTCATATATTTTACGCACAACATCGTTTGGCGCATTGCTTCCTGCTTTAAGTAATGCGTGGTCACGTAAATAAAGTTTGACATCGTTAATTGGCTTTTTTTTTAAGTCTCTTTGAGCGGCTAAAACATTTTTTCTAGTATTTCTATCTTTTATGAGGATTCCTACACGATTATGTATTTTTGACTTACCAATAGTGTATTTTCTATGAATTGTTTTCTTTAATAAACATCTCGAAGACGCGTCTTCTTCTTCTTCTTCCAAAACGTGATGGTCAATCTTTTGAAGATTAGAATTTGATCTTTCATCTAAAGTTAAATTTAAAACTGGTGGAATTTGAATGGTTTCGGGTAAAATAGGCAGGCCTACATTTTTTTGTCCTGCATTCATTTGTATTAAGTTTTTATTCATTACAATATTGTCTGTTACTTTTTCATTTTGTTTCATTTTAATTTTTTCTTGTAATGCGGCAAGTCGCTTTTCACGTTCGGAATCGTGTTTGATCATGGGGTTTTCAGGAATAATAATGGATAAACTAGGAGTTTGAAATGAATTAGAATAAATTTTTTGAGTAGAGTTCCAAGAACGAAATGTAGGCTTGCTCCCGCCTTTTAAACAACCATATGGAGGATCCGGCGTAGTTTCAGTTTTGATAACAGGCGCTTCTTCCTTTTTTGCAATAATAACGGGTTCTTCTTTCAACGTATCTGGAAATTCTAAATGAACTAGTGGGGTCTCTTTTAAAAAAGAATGATTCTTCATAGTTTTTTTATTTTGCAAATCCTGATTTTTTTTAAATGTTGATAAATTTTTTAAATACTCTATGGAGTCATTAAACTCGTCTGTATAAATATTTATGTCATTGTTATTTTTTTTATCATCTAAAGTTTGAATTTCCTCTTTTTTATGTTCCTTTATTCGTTTTAATAATTTATTTTTTAATGCGTTAGGGGTTATTAGCGGAGATAATATTGGTTTTTGTTTCTTCTCTCGGACTTTTTTAGTTTTTGATAAACTCCCTCCAACATTAAATAATGATGGATTTATCTGTATTGTTTTTGACATATTTACTATATTATTATCCAAAAACATTTTTTAAAAAGAAACACACTAAAGATACATTGAAGATAGCGCAAATTTAATATGCGCCTCTTCATTGCGTTTTTTAACTTCATCATTTTTTAAATACATAGCAAACCCTTTCTCTAAATCCTCCATTATAATTTTTGTTTTTTCTGAACCTGCTTTACAGAAAACACGTCTTCCATGCGAAATCTTAACTTTTGATAAAAAAATTTCAATATCTCTTCCAAAATATTTAAAATATGCCAGTTTTTTTTCAAACCAAGCAACGTCAATATTTTTTCCTGAGTCTTTATCAATAGACCAACCAATATCATTAACTTTCTTTATAAAAATTTCATAAAGTTCTTTCGCCTTGTATTCTTCCGTTTTAAATCGCCACGTAAATCTAGAATCAAGACCTTGATTGTATGTAAAAAAACAATCTTTCAACTCATTCTCATAACCGGCAATAATTACCATTAAATTATCTTTATGTGCGCTTAATGCTTCGCAAAGTGTGTCTATGCATTCTTTTGAAAAACTATCCTTTTTTTCAGTGTTTCCCAAAGAATACGCTTCATCTATAAATAAAACACCGCCAAGGCATTCATTTATAACGTCTTTTGTTTTTATTGCAGTTTGCCCTAAATACCCAGCTATTAAATCACTTCTTGTCACTTTTTTAAAGTTACCCTTTTTTAATATTCCCATTTTGCTATAAATTTTACCCATTATTTTGGCAACCTCTGTTTTACCTGTTCCTGGCGGTCCATAAATAACAGTATGCATGTAGTCGCCAGAAGCTTCACTACCATTAATGCTTTTATGAAGATTCTGGGAAAAGTATAAAATCTGATCGACAATATTTTCTTTGAGGTCCGCCATACCAATCATATTATTTAACTCGTTTAAAGGTTCTTTAATGTTATGAAGAAGTTCAAGATTAATATTATATTCAACCTTTTCATCCATTTTATATTCCTCTACTAATTTCAATAGATCAGAAACATTATTCACTTCGACAAAAATATCTTTTTTTTCTTTTGGTCCAGTATAAACAACTTTATTTGTTTCTTTTTTTACAGGAATAGACTTTTTTGTCTCAGAATAAAAACTATCAGGATTGTGGATAGCTTTATTATCTTGACTCATAGAGCCAGTAAAAAATGGCGTATTATAAGATTTGAACGCCTCATTCAATAGTTTCAAAATATTTTGCATTTGTATTTGTTTTTTTCTCTCTAGTTCTGCGTCTTTCTTTAGCTCCTCTTCTCCGTTTTCCTTTTCTTTTTCTCTCACTCTCTCTCCTTCAAATGGTTTGCGCATTAGAAAAATGCCAGACTTATCATCTAGATTTTTCAAAAAATTATTATAATTATTGATGTGTGTAGGCGAAAAAATTCGCCTTTCTCTATTTGTCTTCATTGTAAATTATAATATATTTCATTTATATTATTTTATTTCTTGTATCTAATAATGGTACATTCAGATTGTGCACTTATAATGATTATGAAAACAATTTAAAAATTAATTGAAATATTAAATAACTCGAAAATGAATTCAACACAAGCAAAAATACCGCAAATGAATGAAATAGACGTTGATAATTATATTGAACAACCATGGGACATTATCGAGTCTTATTTCAAGGGGCAACATTTGGATAGATTGGTAAGACATCAACTGGAGTCGTATAATAACTTTGTTGGATATCAAATTATAAAAACAATTGAGATGTTCAATCCTGTTCATATTGCATCCGAACAAGATTACGACCCAAAGTCAGGCAAGTATGCGCTGGAAATCTTTATCACTTTTGAAAATTTTCATATTTATAGACCTCAAATTCATGAAAATAATGGTGCAATTAAACTAATGTTCCCTCAAGAAGCTCGGTTGAGAAATTTCACATACGCATCGGCAATGACAATTGATATAAATATTAAATATGTTATTCGAAATGGCGAAAATTTAGAAAATACGCAAACATTTCACAAAACTTTGCCAAAAATTCACATTGGAAAGTTACCTATTATGTTGAAATCAAGCATTTGCGTTTTGACGCAATACAAACACGTTGAAAATGTGCACACTGGAGAATGTAAATACGACGCTGGTGGATATTTTATTATTAATGGTTCAGAAAAAACTGTTTTAGGTCAAGAAAGAGCTGCAGAAAATAAAGTATATTGTTTTAATGTTTCAAAAAATCAAAGCAAATATAGTTGGAGTGCTGAAATAAAATCTGTCCCTGACTTTAAATGTATTTCGCCAAAACAGATTAATGTAATGTTATCTTCAAAAAATAATGGGTTTGGATATCCGGTATTTGTTCAAATCCCTAGAGTTAAACAACCAATACCATTGTTTGTTGTTTTCAGAGCATTGGGTGTATTATCGGATAAAGATATTTGTGAAAAAATTTTATTGAATCTTGAAAATAATAAACATATTCCCATTCTTGAGGCGTTGCAAGGTTCAATCATTGATTCTAATAAAATAATGACGCAAGAAGACGCAATAAAGTTTATTACTACATATGTAATGTTTACGCCAATAAATATGGATAAAGAGACGGGGGCAAAAAAGAAACATGAATTTACATTAGATATATTAAATAATGATTTGTTTCCGCATTGTCACAATGCAATTCAAAAAATATACTTTTTGGGATACATGACGAATAAATTATTTCAAGCGCATTTTGAATGGATAAAAGCCGATGACCGCGATTCATTTATTAATAAACGGGTTGATTTAACTGGGACGCTTCTTAACAATCTATTCAGAAATTATTTCAACAAACTTGTAAAGGATATGGAAAAACAGGTGATTCGTGAAATAAACAATGGTTCGTGGAAGTCTACAGATTCATATGAAAACATTATTAATTTGACAAATATTTATAAAATTATAAAGTCGACAACAATTGAAAGTGGATTGAAGCGAGCGCTAGCCACTGGAGATTTTGGTCTGAAGCACACGAATAGTAATAAAGTCGGGGTTGCTCAAGTTTTAAATCGATTAACATACGTTTCGAGTTTGAGCCATGCAAGAAGAATTTCAACGCCCACTGATAAAAGTGGAAAGCTCATCCCTCCAAGAAAATTGCATAACACATCTTGGGGGTTTATTTGTCCAGCAGAAACACCAGAAGGTCAATCTGTAGGCATTGTAAAAAATTTGAGTTATATGACTCACGTTACAATTCATTCTAATTCTGAACCATTGTATGAATATATAATGCCTTATGTTAAAGATATTCAGGAACTAACCCCTTCTGAAATATTTGATA